GTTGGGAATCGATGTTGGGTGCCAACGTCTACTACCAATCCGTGAAAATGAGAATGGTTATGAGTGATCCATCCACATACGGATTGGAAGGTACTCAGGCAAGCGCCAGTGCCCAACTCATTACCAAGACAGCCGCCATCGAAGTCAATGGCCGACGGTTTTTGCCGGAACAAGGGAACCAGAATGTTTGAGGACCGCCCCTACCAGACCGAATCCAAAGAGGCCGTCTCCGGCGGCATCAAGGCTGGTGTGTGGAAGCAGCTTGTCCAAATGGCGACCGGCACCGGTAAAACCATCGTGTTCGCCAAGCTGTACGAGCACCTGAAATCTCAACTTCCCGGTAAAATGTTAGTATTAGCTCACCGGGAAGAACTTATCGACCAAAACATCGACAAGCTGCGGCTGGTCAACCCATCTCTCCGGGTGGACAAGGAGATGGCCGACCACCACGCAGACCCGGCCAACGCTGACATCGTAGTGGCTTCTGTAGCGACTTTGGGCCGCAAGGGTACCAAGAGGCTAGAAGAATACGACTGGTCGCAATTTGACAAGATTGTGGTCGATGAGGCCCACCATAGCGTAGCGCAGAGCTACATGAACATCCTTGAGGCAACCGGGGCACTCAAGGAAGGTTCTAATAAACTTATATTAGGAGTTACGGCAACCCCGACCCGTGGCGACGGTCAGGCGCTTGCCAAGATATACCAAAAAGTCGTCTACTCCTACCCGCTTCGCAAAGCCATTGAGGACGGCTGGTTGGTCGAGATTCGTGGATATAAAGTTTCTACCGATACGTCACTCGATGGCGTCAAGACCGTGGCCGGTGAGTACGAGCAGAAACAGCTTGCCGATACTGTCAACACACCGGGGCGCAATCAACTTATTGTCAAGGCATGGTTAGAGAAGGGTGAGAATCGGCAGACCGTCGTGTTCAGCGTTGACATTCAGCACGCTAAAGACATGGCTGAAATGTTTCAGAAGAACGGGATCAAAGCCGAAGCCATTTGGGGCGATGACCCTGATCGTGCTACAAAGCTGGCGCGTCACAGAAACGGCGATATAAAGGTAATCGTCAATTGTGGCATTCTCATTGAGGGCTACGACGACTGGCGCATTGGCTGCATCATCCCGGCGGCCCCGACGAAATCCCCTACAAAGTTTGCGCAGATCATTGGCAGGGTCACCCGGTTGGAAGATGGGTGTGGAAACCTCAATAACATTATAGAGGAACCTGAACACCCATATAAGCGCGATGGAATCGTTATCGACCCGGTAGACAACTCTAGCCGGAACACTTTGGTTACATTGCCGACCTTGATGGGAATGAGTGCAACGCTTGACCTCCACGGCAAGGGATTGGTCGCATCTGTCCGCGAGTTAGAAGCCGCGCAGCAGCAATACCCGTTCATCGACTTTAGCAAACTCAAGGACATCACCGAGCTACAGGCGCACATATCGTCCATCGACCTGTTTGAGTTCCACTTCCCGCCCGTTGTAGATGAGAACAGCGAACTTAGCTGGTTCATGTCTCCAACTGGTTCCTACATCCTTATGTTGCCCGAAAAGGAGCATCTGGAAATCGAACAGAACCTATTGGACAAGTGGGAGATTCATGGTACAATACGTGGTAAGAAGTACCGGGGAGAGCGTGACACCATCGAAGCGGCATTCATGGCTGCCGATGAGACCATTTTCAAGGTATGTCCAGAGGCGTTAAAGATTCTCAGGAAGAAAGAAGTTTGGCACGATGATCCAGCCACACCAGATCAGTTGCAATGTCTGCGAAAATTTTATAAGAAGGAACTGGCAGCGGGCACTATGGTCATTCCGCCGAACTTGACAAAAGGCCAAGCAAGTCGTAAGATAGGACAAAAGCTGGCAGGAAAGCGGAAACTTAAATGAGCCAAACCAGAGCCTTCAAACTTAACGGTGAAGCGACGACACAAAACATAGACCCCAAGAGCGCGTGTGTTGGGCAGTACGCCGACTATTTTGATACTGGAATTTGGACACTTAAAGATGGCCTATTGTTTGCGCCGCGAGACCTGACCATAGAGCAGCTTAAGGACCACCTTTTAGCGTGTGGCGGGGCGGTTTACCTTCACAAGAGTGACCGGCTTGCATGGATTCCAAGCGACCGCATAGTAGCAACCGGGCAGGAGATACGATGAGCACGCCCATAACATATCTTGGTACTAAAAACGGTAAAGGTGTGTGGGTGATTCTTGGCGGCTTTGATTATGAGAGCGCCAACATTCTGGCCATATTCAAGAAGCGGCCCGGAAGGAAAAAAGTTCGCGCAGTAAGCATAGTCGAGGGATCATTGCCGTACGATTTTATTCATGTCGAACAGCACGAGATTCAGAAATAGGAGGAGCAATGGAAATTAAAGTTGAAGTTCCAGTGGTATTTGACAACATCGCGCCTTATGGTCTCAATATGGGCGAGGGAATGCGTGTGCCCATCAATGAGAGTAAGACGATTTTTGAAACCATCATCCGACTGACCGGCAGCATCTTTTTGGTTATCAATCCTTTGACTGGCTCTGTTATTCATTTTGGTTACCCTGAAAAGAACGACACCGAACAAGTTTCGGAAGATGTGGATAAAAGTTTCGTGGAAAAAACCGGCGAGAAACTTCCGCCGGGGACGATCATCAAGTTCATCCTGTAGGGAGAGAAAAATGGAAACCACAAACAAAGCGAACCATCAAGCTAACGTGGTGCGAATCGAGCAGGTACTTCCGCACCCTGACCCGGAGACTACCAATCTGGAACTTATTCCAATAGGTGAATATCAGGTTGTAGTTCGCAAAGGCGAGTTCAAGGTGGGAGATTTAGGCATTTACATCTACCCGGATTCCGTGGTACCGCAGACCGAGCCGTTTGCGTTCATCTGGCAACCGTACTTTGACGCCCAACAAAATGTACCCGGTGCGTGCCCGCACATTGATCCGGCGACCGGCCCGCTTACCGTCGTAGACGGAACCAATGGCGAAGTCTGCCTGATGTGCGGGGCGCTCAATCCGTTCCTTGTGCCAGAGAAAAAGCGCCGCATAACTGTGCGTAAATTCCGCAAGGAGTGGTCTGAGGGTTTGCTTCTTCCTGCGACTGACTTTCCAAAGTTATATGAGGTTGGTTCGTCAGTGCCGGGCGTTCCGAGCGAGTCCCTTGCGCTCTCAGTGAATGTCGGTGACGATGTGGCCGACATTATCGGCGTGACCCATTACGACCCTGAGAGCGACGGCGAGAGCACCAAGGCCGACTCGGCAGCCGGGCCGAAGCGCAAACAGAAGGGCGGCTATCCCAAGACGCTCAAGGGCTGGCTCAAGTTCCTGTGGCGCTACTTCACGTCCGACAAGAACCTGTTTGAGCCAATCGAAGTGTCCTTCACGATCCCGACCTATGACGTGGACTCGCTAAAGAATTATCCCAACGCATTCGAGAAGGGAGAGCCAGTATTTGTTACCGAGAAGATTCACGGCAGCAACAGTCGGTTCATGTTCCTTGACGGAGTGCAGTACGCCGGGTCACACTTCCAGTGGAAGCGCATCGGCGGCGGTGATGTCTGGAATAAAATCTTAGTACAACATCCGTGGATCGGGGAATGGTGTCAGGCGCATCCCGGCAAGGCGCTCTATGGAGAAGCCGTGCCGACACAGGGCAAGTTCACCTATGGGTGCAAGAAAGACGAAACCAAGTTCTTCGTGTTCGACGTATGGGACTCCGAAGAGAACACGTGGATTCATCACAGCCTATGGAAAAGCATTGGGATTCCGTGGGACGCACCCGTGCCGACGCTGTACATTGGACCGTACTCACGGGAACAAATGCAGAACCTTGTGGATGGCCCGTCAGTCGTGCCCGGCGCTAACCATGCGCGTGAGGGCATAGTCATCAAAACGAACACCACATACCGCCATGTTCGCGGCATCGGGCGTCTCCAACTCAAGCTGGTCTCCAATGCCTTTCTCAAGAAGGATAGCGAATGAGCAAGCACACTGAACAAGAAGAGGACGAAGGCAACGACACTGCCCTTGGGCTTTTCGTTCTCGGTTGTATGTATATAATTATACTCATTCTTCTCGTGTTGGTGCTACTGTGAGCGAGTTCGATCCCGCCAATCCGGGTGTTATAACGGGCCGCGCCAACACGTTCACCGAACTCAAGACGGGCTGCCGGTTCAACCCGGAAGAATAACTTGACAACTGACCCTGTTTCGTGCTATGGTAAGGACATAAATGAATATCCCGGAAGGTTTTGAAGGCAGCGCGACGTTCCAATTCATCCAGTCGAGAGGCTGGAACTGGAAAGAAGGTACAGCGCCAAATATCGAACTTGAGACGTGCCCCTATTGCGGCAAGGATGGCTTCGGGCACTTCTACATCGAGATTCACGGCAACGACAGTGAGCGCAAGAACCGTGACGGTCTCCACATGTGCCACAAGTGCGGCAAGAGTGGACGACTCGTAAACATCAAGGAATTTCTCGGTATAAATATACCGGGAGTCGAGTCCAAGAAGGATTGGGCTGGTGATGCGGTCAAGCGTGAGATACTGCCGGACGTTGAAGAGGCCCACCAGATGCTCCTTGGCGACACGGGCGCAATGGATTATCTGGTGAACAACCGGGGCTTTTCCATCGACATCATCAAGGAGCGTAAACTTGGCATTGTACCGGAGCGATACTTCAAAGAGGCGGGCAAGGTCAAGGCCCTTGTCTATCCGTATTTGGTCAACGGCAATTGCGTTTTCGTTCACTATCGCACCCTGCCTGACACAAAGAATCCGGGAAAGGTTCCCAAAGGCTTTTCAAGTCCGACCGGGTGGGACGCTCCCCTCTACAATGGTGAGATACTACGGGAGGGACTGAAAGATGTCGTCTTTGTTGAGGGCGAGGCGAACACGATTGCTGCGTTGGACAAAGGCATTACGAACATCTGTGGTGTGCCCGGTGCCAACTTCAAGAAAGCCGACTGGATCGTAACGCTTGACGAGTTGGGTCTTGAAAAGGTTTACATTTGCTACGACAACGACCACGCCGGGCAGTCTGCCGCGCAGGAGATTGCCAAGCGCATCGGCATCGACAAGTGCTGGAAAATCGATTTACCTGATTTTGAAGTGACCACCGAGTTTGGGGAAGTCCGTAAGGGCAAAGACCTTAACGAATGGTTCACGGTCGGGGGAGGAACTGCGGAGGCGTTTGAGCAACTAAAAGCAAACGCCCAACAGTTTGACGTGGAGGGAGTCGCCAGCGCACCCAATGCCTTACAGGAACTCCTTGACGAGATTCGTGGCCGCCACAGTATCGAGGGCAAATACCGGACGCAATACCCGGACCTGAACAAGTTGGTGACGTTTGATCCCGGTGATGTGATTGACATCATTGCCGAGGAGAAGATTGGCAAGACGACGTTGGCCATGAACCTGCTTGACCACATGGTGACGACCTACGGAGAGGATGGTATATTTATATGCGCTGAAATGACACGTGCCAAACTCGCCCGCAAATGGATTGCGTACAAGGCTCAGATTGCCGATAACATCCCGAAAACGCCGGAAGAATCCGATGCCTTATTGAACGAATTCCTAACGAAAATCCCCTTGGTACAACAGCAAGCGGCGGAAGCGCCGGGCGAATTGTACTTTTGCTCACCGCGCTATAAGACCGAGCAGGACATCTACCAGCTTATCCGGGATGTCATCAGACGGTACGGTGTCAAATGGGTTGTCATTGACAACCTGCAACGCATCATCGACACTACGCCGTCCAGCAGCAAAATGAACCGAACGGAACGCATGTCGGCTTTCAGTAAAGTTATATCACAGTTTGCCAAGGAGTTCAACGTACAGATTATTCGCATCCTGCAACCCCACCGGGTCATGGAGGGTCAGATTGCGACCAGCCGGAACAACGATGGATCGTCTCAGGTTGCCAAGGATTGCGATTGCAACATTGCGGTTCACCGTGATAGAATCGGGCCTACAAAGATTGACGAGGTAGCCAAGACGGAAGGAACAATCGTTGCCGAATCGTTCTCCGACAAGGCACTTATCTCCGTTGGTCTCTCACGGTATTCGAGTGGCGGCAGACTGTGGCTCATCTTTGACGGCGCACGGAGCACGTTCAAGGCGTACACGATTGAGAATGTAATGTCGTCAGAGGCCGCACGGTCGGAGGTAAGCAGGGACACGTTCCCGGCACAACTACACGCGGCAACGACGCCACCGGCCACACCAGTTGTGGACGATGACCCGACCGAGGCGATTACAATATGAGCAAACTTGACGAAGAACTTAACCGCATGGTCACAAACCAGCAATGGGCCGTCGAGGTTGATTTTCACCAATCGTTGCAAGAGGGGAAACTCTCGAAAGATCAGAAGGTTCAAAAACGGCTCTACGAGAAGCGATGGAAGGGACAAAAATGAATGAACCACCCACATGCGCCCGGTGCGGGGATGAATACAACCTCCGCGACGGGATGGACCCGAGTAAGTATTGTGACCCCTGTGCGCAGGAGCACATTTCTGAGTTGGAACCCATGCTCAAAAGGTTACGCGACTTCATTGAGTTCGGTCCTGTGTGTAGCACCGAAGCAACCAACCTAGTCCTTGACGCCGATAAAGTTCTCGGGGAGTCAAGTACACGTCAGATTGGATAAAACATGCGGAACAGGCGGTTGCTGGTACTGACACGTGGCGTCTCAAGGAACCGATCAAGTACCCTAGTTGGCTAGAAGGATAAACAATGGACCGAAGGAAATGGACAATTGACCGCATTCAAAAAATGATGAAAGAAGTCAAACCCGAAACGGTTGTAGACCTCTTGGTGAAATGCGGATTTGGTTTGAGGCACGTTAACGATGGCGTCTTTCGGTATGTTTTTGAAATCGTGAACAGCGATTTTGTCATCAAGATTCCCAAGGACGGAGACGGCCTGTGTCACGCACACGATGAGGCGATGGGGAGGAACAGGGTTCTTAGGTCGAAGCACCCGGCGGCTGTAGAAGCCAGACGGCACCTACCGTACCCGTTTTTGTATTACGCCACTTCGGGATTTATCATCATGCCGAAGTATCGTACAACGGCGAATCGCCGGTACGACAAGAATATGGATCGGATCAATGACGTTTTCAGGAAGGTTATTTGTGACGGTAAAGAACGGGACATCGACTTGGGGCACAGCAAGTTCGACAACTACGGGCTTGACAAACATGGCAACCTCGTGGTCATGGACATGGGCTGCTTTTCTAAAGACTGGTGGGGAAGCGCCGGATGGTCTAACCAGATCGGAACATAGGAGGAACAATGGCAGAAGTTACAGAAACAGTTTGTGACGTAAAAGAATGCAAGATGAGGAACGCCCATTCATTTTCGTTGTTCAGCCACACGAAATCGAATGGAGTAGACACCGATTATTGGGACCATGTGTTTGATCTTTGTCCGGCGCACGAGCACCAACTGCTACAGGACGTGCTTTCAAACCTTGGCCGTGATGTGGCAATAACGAAACAAGCAATGCTGAACGTGCTGGCTAACTCCAACATCGCAACGAGGCTTGGCTAATGGGCGGACGCGCAAATGATTTGGTCGGCAGACAATATGGCCGTCTAATGGTTATAGATCGGGTGCCTAACAAAAAGGGACGCGTTGCATTTAAGTGTGTTTGCAAGTGCGGTAACACAACGGAGGTATTAGCTGGTTCTCTTCAAAGCGGAATGACTCGCAGTTGCGGTTGTTTGCACCGCGAAATGTCTACTAAAGACTTAACAGGTCAACAGATTGGCTTATGGTCGGTACTCAGTGCATCTACAAAGCGCACAAAAAAAGGATATATTTACTGGAATTGTCGGTGTACGTGTGGGGTTGAAAAACTCGTCTCTGCCGAGTCTTTGTTAAATGGTTTTAGCAGTTCTTGCCAAAAATGTGCAAGCATACCGTTGAAAAAACAATTTTGTCTACAAGTACACGACACCCATGTGTGGGGACGAACGGATGATGGGGCTTGCCGAGCGTGCGTTAAAGATAAAAGCCTTCGGGCCAACTACGGAATTTCTCTTGAGGAGTTCATAAAAATCTATGACTTTCAAAAAGGAAAATGCGCCATCTGCGATAAACCATTGGGTTCGTATATTCCGGGTTCGCCCGGATGGGGAAAAGGAAACCACATAGAGGTTGACCATGACCACAAAAAAGGAAAACGAGTTTCAGTGCGTGGTCTACTGTGCGGAGGTAGGTGGCAAGGTTGCAACCGTAAGCTAGGAAAAATGGATAACGTTTCTTGGTTGCAAAAAACGGTACGCTATATTGAAAATCCACCGGCACAAATAATTCTAAGCAAGGAGGACAATGCCAAAATACAATCCGCGTCCGCGCAAACGGACCAAGAAGAACCGCTTTGCAGAAAATCGTAGAGCATTTGTTGACGTATTCGGTGACCCGAAGGCACAGCCGGAATCTATAGCGGGCCAGTATCAAACGCTTAAGTCACGTGGTAACATGGCGTCGGCCTTGGGGAACATCGGGGAAGGCAAGACAACGAAGAACTTGGCAAGTCCATGTATCGTTGACTTCTTCTGCGATGTTGACAAAGTGCTCAAGTTGGAGTTAACTGATCTTGAGTACCGGCTGTTCAAAGAAACGTACATCTACGAGGATGAGCACGGTGGATTCAATGACCAAGAACGCAACGCCATTGAGCAAAGGCTTGGCAAACTGTTCCGGCTGAGGGGCATCAGCCCTGTGGTTCGATATTTTATGGCTTTCAGAAAAAAGCACGTGAAGGAAAAGAAAGGACGATAGTAATATAATGTTAGCATATTACAACGAAATCGATCCCTTCAAAGCAGAGTGGTTACGGCAGTTAATTTCTGCCGGTAACATTGCTAATGGAGTTGTAGATGAACGAAGCATTGCAGACGTTAAACCAAGCGAACTTACAGGATACACTCAGTGCCACTTCTTTGCCGGAATCGGAGCATGGAGTTATGCCCTTAGACAAGCAGGATGGCCATATGATAGACCAGTGTGGACTGGAAGTTGTCCATGCCCAAGTTTCAGTTCTGCCGGAAAAGGAAAAGGGTTTAGCGACCCTCGCCACCTATGGCCGGAACTGGAAAGGCTCATTAGAGAGTGTAAACCTGACACAATCTTTGGTGAGCAAGTTGCAACAGCGATTGGGCACGGATGGTTCGATCTTATTTCGACAGACTTGGAAAACCAAGATTACACCGTTGGGTCGTGTGTATTGGGCGCACACAGCGTCGGTGCCCCGCACATCAGACAGCGACTTTATTTTGTGGCAAACAATAAATGCACGGGATTGGAAGGGTACACAGGGACGGGCATACAAAAACAACACGCGGTATTTACCAGCAGTGTTAGCACTTGCACATTGGCCGACAACGGCACAATCGGACGGGAACGGAGGAAAGGGTCCGAGATTGGGAATGAATCCGACGGGACAGATGCCAAATGGATCGAAAGTGACAGTGGGCTTATCAGCGGCAGTGAAATTATTGGTCCAACCAACTCGCTTAAAGGCTTCTGGCGAAATGCTGACTGGATTGGATGCCGCGATGGAAAGTGGAGGCCAGTTGAACCCGGCACATTCCCGCTGGCTCATGGGTCTTCCTGCCGCGTGGGACGTTTGCGCGGATATGGCGATGCAATCGTTGCACCAACAGCGCAAGCGTTCATCGAATCGTACCTCGAAGTCGAAAAAGATTTGATATAAAAATACCTCAACAATGGAGAACCAAAATGGCGGTACGAAGGGTAAACGTAAGGTTGGAGGAGGTTGACCCAACGGGGGTCTACCGGGCGATCTTCCTGCAATACATCGAGGAAGTGGACGGACGAGAGTTGCCCAACACAACCTTGGGGGCGCTACGACAAAAGTACGGCCTGAACTCGGTTCAGTTCCGGGCGCAGGAATGGAACTACCTTGAGGAAAAGCGCAAGCAGAGGGAGAAGGAACGTGAACAACGCAGATTCAGCAAATACGGTGACACTCGAACCGGGAACCCTACAGACGGAAACCGGGGCGGAAGCAGTCGTGGCGAACGCTTGCACGTTAACCTTACAAGAGACCGGGGAGAAGGTCTCGAAGCGTAAGCCGGGCAAGCCCGACAAGCGCGGACTCCGCTACTTCAAGATCATCAAGAACAAGGATGGCGAAGATGAGGAAGTCGAAATCACTCGCAGTGAGTTCAAAGAGGACCGGCGGCTGCACTTCACGGTTCGACATGGAAGCATTTCTCGGTGTGGCCACAGGTTTAACTCGTCCACAGAGCCGCGTCATAGAAACTGCGAAATGTGTTGGTTCGCGTTCTTCCAAGTACACGGGGAATTGACGCAATCGTTAGACGAACTGTACGCCAAACATGGTAAAGAGGGGTTGTTGCAGGTTCGTGGTTCAAAGTTCGTCCAAAACTTCTTACGATTCATGAGCACTGTTGCTCAGTGGAAGAAGGAAATTGAGGCGAAGCAAAATGATGCAGGACAAAAGGAGGATCAAAATGTTTCCCATTGACCCATTAAACAATAACCTTATCATCAGTAGACTTGAGGCAAAAGAAGAAATCGGCGGAATTTATATCCCAAAATCGGCGCGAGAATTGCCCATGTTTGGAAAAATTATGGCACGTGGTGGTGAGGTTCTTAGCACAGCCCTTCAACCGGATGCCATTATGTTGTACAGAAAGTATGCCGGTGTTGAGTTTGTGGTTAAAGGAACAACCTATATTATCTTATCAGAAAGTGACGTGCTTGGTGTGGTCACTGACGCGGAGTTTGCGACCAATTTGACCAAAGAGGGAGCATAAAATGGCACAAAAACCGAAGAGCTTGTTTAGAGTATGCGCGCACCTTGAATTGGATGCGTCCGTAGAGATTCCGGCAGCGACACTGGAACTGGCACTGGAAGCGGCGCGTAAGTTGAAGGAGCAGGACTTTGTTACCTTCAACGACAAATACGGATTCGACGATGGCGATATTAAGCTACGTGGGGTATTCGAGGTATAGGACAACATGGCAAAAACAGCACTCCAAAATCTAACTGAACTTGTCGGCCCGCCTGACGGATGGTCCACTGTCGAGGAAGCCGTTGCCCCAAAGGTAACGGCTATACCGAAAGACAAGATTGCTGTGCTCAAGGCTGTCGAAGAGAAGTTGAATAAACAATTCGATACCAAGAACTCTCTCGTTCGTCTTGGTAGCCGAGTTGGCGTTAAAATGCCCCACATTGTTACAGGAATCACATCACTGGATAACGAGGTATTCGGTGTAGGTGGCGTGCCTCGTGGCCGTGTGGTAGAAATCTATGGCCCTGAGTCGGCTGGCAAAACAACTGTCACACTGGAAATCATCGCTGCCGAACAACGGAACGGCGGTATATGTGCGTTTGTGGACGCCGAGCACGCCCTTGATCCCAACTATGCCAGTCAACTTGGCGTGGACGTTGACAATCTGTACGTATCGCAACCCGATTATGGAGAACAAGCACTTGAGGCCGTCATTGCACTTGTCGAGTCTAGGGCTGTGACTATTGTTGCCGTGGACTCCGTGGCTGCTCTGGTGCCCAAGGCCGAGCTAGACGGGGAAATGGGCGACTCGCACATGGGTCTGCAAGCCCGGCTGATGTCTCAGGCCATGCGCAAGCTGGTGGGCATCTGTTCTGCTAACGATGTGACGGTGATCTTCATTAACCAGTTGCGCGAGAAGATCGGTGTGGTGTTCGGCAACCCGGAGACGACGACTGGCGGGCGTGCGCTAAAGTTTTATTCCAGTGTGCGCCTTGACGTACGCAGGGACGCGCAAGGCAACATCAAGGATGGTGAAAAGATTATTGGCCACCGGCTCAAGATCAAGGCCGCCAAGAACAAGGTGGCAACGCCATTCCGTGAAACCGTGGTAAACTTGATCTACGGAAAGGGCATTGACCGGGCGGCGGACCTTATCAACTACGGCGAGTCCCTTGGTGTTGTGGAGAAGTCCGGGGCGTGGTACAGTTACAAAGGTGAACGTTTAGGGCAGGGACTAGAGAAAGCGGCGGCCACGGTAAACACCTTAACGGTCGTGCAGGATGACATTCGGGCCGACATACAGAAGGCCCTTGACGCCAAAAAGGAGAAGAGTAAATGAAAATTGGGACCATACTTCGGGTAGGACTTGCGGCGCTTGTACTTACAGCGGCATCGGCGGCACCAATCCAAAACAACCGGGAAGTCACGACAAAACCGAAGATCACCATAACGGCACCACGGGCCAAGGCCCTTGCTTCGCAACCTGCCGGAAGCGGTTACCAAATTGATTTTAACTGGCAATACGTCGCTAATCTTCCTGTCTGTACGAGCACTCTGGTAGCGTGCTACGATGGATTCCAGATGACCGACGTTACGACGGGCACCTTGATTGGCGGCGTTGGAACAACCTTGCCTATCGGGCCGACGGCCTTGAGTTTCAACTGGGCACCGACCGGGGGCGTGCCGTACGGGACGCAAGTGTTCAGTCTCGTTGCGCACGGCTACGATGAGAACGGTAATCCTGTGGTATCGACGCCGGTAACCTGCACAGTTACGATCCCTGTGACAACGCTGAACGGTCCAACCGGGTTGGTGGGAGTCAAGCAATAGTGAAATGGATTAAACATCTGGCGATAGCTATTGTAATGCTGCTTGCTGGATGCGGCGGTAAGATGAGTTTGCCGTCACCCTTCCTAATCTCATGGCAGAGTGACGGCAACCCAACCGTTCCGGTTTGCGGGTCCGTATTGACAGATTGCAAGAAAAGCATTACCATCCTTGATGAGACAACGGGCAGCACTACGGTCGTTCCAGTAACAATATATAGCGTTACAATGCCCGACGCAACGCACACGTACGAGGCAAGGACAGACGGGTATAATGACAACGGCGTAGCAATAAGTTCTCCTTACCTGCCAGTCCCGTAGGAGCTAACATGGTCAGCGAATTTGTCGGAAAATATCGGTTCCTCTCAAACTTCTACCCGGCCCCCGTCACATTCGAGGGTAGGCTTTACACAACTGTGGAGCACGCTTTCCAAGCGTCAAAGTCCACAGACGAGGGCGTACGGGAAATGATTGCTAACGTTCGGTACCCATCCGATGCCAAGACGCTTGGACGCCGGGTTGATCTACGCCCGAACTGGCCTGAGATAAAGCTAGGCATCATGTTGCAGCTTCTTAGGGAGAAGTTCTCGGACCCTGTGTTTAAGGCCGTACTGCTTTCAACCGGAGACGAGGAACTTGTTGAGGGCAACTGGTGGAACGATAGATTTTGGGGCGTATGCCGTGGCGAAGGCGAGAACCACCTTGGCAAGCTGCTCATGCAAATTCGGGATGAGCTAAGAGCTTAATAAAATGTTAGTGCGATGGCAGGAGATTTTAAGGAAAGGGTGGAGAATCAATGAGCGACCAAGCGGAACGGGTAGACCAGACACACGCGGAACTAAAGGGCAAGCGCCCGCGCAGGGGAGAACAACGGCGCAATCGCGGCCAGAAGCCGCCGAAGTACGGCAACAAGCCGCGTCCACAGGCAGCCAAGAAGTCAGCGCCCAAGTTCCTCTACCTCTGCAAGTGTCACGGGGAACGGGCGACCAAGAGTCCGTGTGAGCGCAGCGGAGACGACCGGCAGGAAGGCAAGTTCAGCCAGTCACCGCTTGGCACGTGGCGTTGCTCAGTGACTCGCAGGAAGTGCAAGGTGGAGCGGCGTATGCCGTTACCACTAAAGGAGGTTAGCTCAAATGAAAGCACAAATTAACGTCCCAATCCCACTGAATGTAAACGTTTACAACGTCATAGATGACGTACTCATCTGCTACAAAGACGGTCCTTTAGAAGTCGCCGGGATGGGTAAGGACTTTTTTGATGCCTTGAATGACTTCCGAATTGAGTTCGCTAAACGGGTCCACGACATCCGATGGGCCGCCGGGTGGAAGGATGCCGACATTACGTACCAATCCAACGAACCCCGTACAGCCCTCTCTGGCTTTCCAGTCCACCGCGAGTGGGGTACACCCTTAAAATCCCGCCGAACGCTCTAAACGCCTCCTATTGCGTTTTTGGACACAAAAAAGCAGCCCCTCCGAAGAGGGGCCATTTTTTTGACTATGCTGCGGGGATTTCACCCACACTCTGATATATTGTTATGCCGGTGTTGAGAACGCTACCGCAACGGACTGCGTAAGCTGTGCCGGAGGAACAACCGCATTGGTTGTGATGGTGTACGACTGGTTCCACTGCGAAACCGCGCCGTCCGTATCAGTGACGGTGAAACTCACCGTACCCGTAACCGGACCAACTGAGGCCGAAACGCCAGTAACAGTGGCCGTCACGCCATCTGCATTGAGCACCACCGTAGCCGAGGGGTCCGAAAATGCAAACACCACGTTCGAGGGTACGCCGCCCGAAGGCGTAACGCCGTCGGACAGGAACTCAAGCAACGAAGCGATTGATGTTTGGCCAACGGTAAGTACAAGGGCATTGTTCATTGATTCTCCTGTGAATTTTACTGCGATCTTTCTGGTTATGGGTTTTGGTTTAAGGTGTTCAAGGATGCGGAGAAGAATGTTATGATTCCGCTCCGCGATTTCATGGTCCTTTCGAGCAAGGTCTAGTATTTCAAGAAGTTCGTTATCTCGAAATGTCCGCATTTAACCTCTCTTATCCGACGAACCAATTGGCCCCATTAGAGTACACGGGAACCGCGTGGCCGCCACTTCCAACAGGGGTGTAAGCCGCTGCAAACGTGTTTGAAGTGGAGTCGCTTACGAACGCTCTTGCGCCCACACCAGCATCGACCGCGCTAGGTATAGGAGTTCCGGCTGCACTGTAGACTACTTGCGCCCTCAGATATGGCACCGCAACGGGACCGGCAAACACTTAGGGAGAAACGCCGTCCGACTTGATTTGGTACGCCGTCACGACGCCCGTGGCCGCCTGTTCGTCAAGCTGTAGGGCGGCAACTTCAATTCATAGGGGA